AGCCCGAAGTTAATCTAACGGTTGAACAGGAAACCATTACCGCCGTTACCCGTAAGCTACGCGCTGTCTGGAGCTTTGAAGCTCAACAGGACTTACGTTCACAGTATTCGCTAGATGCGGAACAGGAATTGACGACCGTTCTTGCTCAAGAAATCAATCTTGAAATTGACCGTGAAATCATCACCAACCTCCGTAACAACGCTGGTACTAACGTCACTTGGGATTACAACACTGCCCTAGGTGATACCGTTAAGGAAAAGTACGAAGCCCTATTCGTTAAGGTTTCACAGGTTAGCAACATCATCCATAAGAAAACGCTACGTAGCGGTGCAAACTGGATTATCTGCTCACCTGAAGTTGCCTCAATCTTTGAGACAGCCACAGCAGGTTTCGCTCCAGCACCTTCAGAATCGTTCACTAGCTCGCTAGGCGTTCAGTATGTCGGTACTGTCAGCAACCGTTGGAAGCTTTATAAGGATCCACAGTTCCCAACCAATAACCTACTCATGGGTTATAAGGGTGATACTTATATGGATTCAGGGTTCTTCTATTGCCCATACGTTCCTTTAATGCAGACTCCACTGGTACTTGACCCTAATAGCTTCTGCCCACGTAGAGGCTTGATGACAAGATACGGACTTAAATTACTAAATAACGGTGCACGCTTCTACGCTACCATCGCTATCAACAATTTCAGCATCTAATTTTAATAATTAGACTTGGAAGACGACTAAACCCCCGAGAAATCGGGGGTTTTTTATTCGACTAATATTACTTAAGAACAAACCGCATTTGTCCTGCATCCCAAACTCTATCATATCCATTTAACATCATAATTTCTTCTTCGGTTAATTTTTCATCATAATAAGGCATATCTTTAAGCTTATACTTTTGAAATTTTAGACGATTATGAAATGCATGTGTAGAAACATTATAATAATGATAACTAGGCTCTGTAACTTTATCTAAGTTAAATCCTAATATGTAATACAACTTTCCTTGTGACCATCTCCTGTCAGCGTAAGAAATAATTGTTCCTGGATAAATTTTTCTAAAGTGAGACAACAGCTTGCTAGCTCCGCCCACTATATGGGTATACAAAATAGAACTAAACCTAAGCATTTCCCAGTTATAGTTTTTATTAAATCTTGGGTGCCCAAATGTCATGCATGAAACAATCTGATCCTTATATTTTAAGCCGAAATAAATACTGGAATTATCTTTTCCTTGTATATGCGTTTCCTGTAAAAATTTATCTTTTTCGTATTTATGTAATTGAACTATCTCTGTGTTTTTAGCATATATCGTCTTATTTTTCCCCAATATGCCAGATATCCTAGATTTAACAATTTCTTTTTGCTCTTTCCATTCCTTGTCAAACAAATGAATTAAAAATATATTTTTTTCATCTGCTAAATTAGTTTTAATATTATGGTTAAATTTATATGTCTGCATGCCTTCCCTATGGTAATAAAGGCCACAATATTCAATTCCAACCTTTTGATCGGGTAAGTAAATATCTATTTCTTTTGACTTCCCAAGAAAAGTATTGTCATTTCTAATAATATTAATGCCTAAATTGGCGATATAATCCGCTACCTCGTTTTCGCCAGCGGATTGCCCTAATTCAGCAGCACACTTCTGGCAAGCATGGATTGACTGAAGATGGACATAGGCCAACTGTTCAAATACACCGTGCTTAGAGCACTCTATCGTAATTGGATCATGTGATCTAGTATATTTTGATAGATATTTGAATTTATTATTATGCTTTTTATTTGCCTTTTCTAAGAAGTCATTATGTGTATAAAAAACACCACCATTACATTTTGAGCATCCTCGTCCTTCTGTAAGATGATTAGCCGCTACAACTTTAAACCACCCATGCGTTGGACATCCTAGTTCTATAACAGAGTTTAATCCACTAAAATTATCTAATACTTTAGAGTAATCATAAATATATCCATTAATTTGTATCGCCCTTTTAATAAAGCTATATCTGTCATGCTTGCCAATACCACGGCCGCTACAATGATGGCATCCATTTTCTACATGATTATTCGGTTTCTGTTTTATCCACCCATGATAAATACAATAAATATCAATATAGGTTTCTTTATTTACATAAACCGATTTGTCATAATTACACGTTTGGCCCCATTTAAGTTTTGCTTCAGATATCCATTCTTCTGTTGTTTTTTTATTAGCAATTCCCCTAGCTTCATTGGCACAGCTACGGCATGGATGCACCGCATTAAAATGGTCTTCAATTTTGATTTTAAAGAATCCATGTTTAGGGCAACCTATTTCTACAATAGTATTGACTCCGAATTCTAATTCATCGGGTATTTTAGAATAGTCGCAAAAATACCCATGTATTTGGAGCATTTTGGCTTTTGCCGTTGCCCCAGTGTGCTTAAAATATCCATTACATTTGTTACAACCAGAATCTAGATGTGCTCTAGCCGTCATTGTCATAGCGCCATGTACTGGACACTCAAATTCAATTTTGCCAAACCGGCCAATAAAAATAGTATTCGGATATGTAAAATATCCATTCCATTTATTTTTGGCCTTGGCAATATATTCTATCGTTGTTCTTACTCGTTCTTTTCCCATAGTATCACCGCGCTATAGTACTTTATCGGCTTAAAACCCACATATCATAAGAGAAACCCATCATTTCCCCCTATATACACTACCCCCCCCACAACAACTAATCATGAACAATTACACATTGGAGCTTACGTTCCCTAATGGCCTAGAATGCCACATAGACAACTTCCAAGTCATTAACCCAGAAATTCTTGAGAACAACTCTGGAGAAAGCCTAAAGACCAAATTCCACGATGATGGTGATCAAATGGGCGAACCTAAGTGCATATTTGAGATTATGTCTCACTGCTATCATTATAACGGAGAGAAGACGACTGGCACCGGCGTCCTATCATTCGGAGAAAAGTCCTACACACTAGAAGGCATCTGGCCAAGTAGAATGGACTTCGGCTACCTTGATTATAGTTCAAGTCCCGATTTTGATTTCTTCATTGACTGGAGCTACGCTAGGATTGTCGCCACATCCCATTAAATAATCTAATTGTTTTTCCATTTCTTCTGCGCTTCTAGATGTTCCCCATGATGCATCTTCGTCCTTTAGTAGATTGCGCAATAAATCCCGCCGTGTATTATCTGGAATCTCTTTCATTTCTTCGCAAAATTTCCAAGTTGTTTTTAGCTTCATAATATCATACGATCAATCATAGCCATGTTCATAAGCGCTATCTATCGTTCTAATAACATAATCTCCTCTAATACTGAAAAGATCACTTCTCATGTCAATTAAACTAGGATAAATCCTTCTTATCAAAGGAATGCTAATTCTTTTAAATTCAGCCATAGGTTGGCTAATAGGTATTTCCTTATACTCAGCACTAATTACAATCATTCCCCCAACCACCTTTCAACCCAAGGTTTTTCTGAATCTAATAAAGATTCGCATTTCAATTTAAAAATCATAAGACGACTACTAAGTCTTACAATCCAAGATGGACTATTAGACTGATCCCTGAGCCTTTCAACCAAAGACTTTCGCTCCACTACAGGCGTCAATGTCATTATCTGCATAACTGTATTGCAATTATATGGATACCTGAATGTGCCATCCTCTTGCGGATAAACTGGTGTCCAAGCACCTTTAAGAAAGTAATAAATCACACCAGTGTGCAGACATTGCTTGCTGACAATCACTTCCTTATTGAAGTCGTCGGTACACTTTATTTCTTCTACTGATTTAACTTCCTTCATGTTATTCCTTAATCTCCTTTAACTTCTCTTTCCATGCTTCAACTTTTTCTTTGCCGCCCCGATACCATTCTTCTTCCACTGGATGAGCAAATGCTCCATTGATCCTATCCAGCATCAAACAAGATAACGCTAGAACGCCTTCACGGACCAAATCGTTGTATACTGCTTTCTTAACCATTTTATTAGTTTTAAACTGAGCATCTTTAATGTTAGTTCTAGCTGTGTCAATTATAAATTGAACTTGCTCATCATCTATCTCTAATTTTATAATCGGTTCGCCTAACATCAACCGCGCCCAATCAATAAGTTCTTTATCGGTCATTCCAGCATCTCCTTTTCATAACAATAATCTATCGTCATTAAGATTGATTTGCATGAGAGCCGATAAAATATCAGGAGAACAATTATGTACGCAGGACTATTAAACGGTCACAAAGAATTATCAAACGCTGATTATCGCAGAGTAAATTTAGTGAAAGATGATGACGGCAAGATGTATGCCATATTCAACCCAAAATCTGCTTGGAGTGCTACATCTCTATTTGTAAGTAAGTATTGTTCTTTGCCGCTTGCAGGATGCGGAGATATAACAATATCATATTTTGCCAGTACGGTCTACGTCATGGCTGGTGATACTCTTAAAATACACGTTGGAACAATTCATCCTTTAAAGAAAACTAAGTACTTAGATTTAAACCTCATTAAATCCTTATCTTATAGCGAAAATCAATCTTTCATTAAAACTACAACTAAGGCTTTCCGATGACATTAGCCGCTGCCATTATCGCTTATATACTCATAGAAGCTGCTCTTTGGTTTTTTATTGTATGCTCTCCAACTAAGGACGAAAAGTTAAGTAACAAGGATATGATCTTTGTTGAGGACGCCCTTTTGCTGCTACTAGGTACTTGTAAGTATCCCAGCAAAAAATTAGATGAAGTTACAGATTGTCTGGAAAAGATTAAAAAGCTAAATAACCGTTAAGTTAAAATCTCGCTTAAGCTGCTGAATCTGTGGCATTGTAAGAACTAGATTAGACGCATCCCTATTGGTTTGTATTTGTAGTATATTGCCAACTACCCTTACGCTTACTGGCCCCAAGTTTGTTAGACCATTAAAGAGTCCTGGCATAAAAATTGCTGGTGCTGGTGTGCCTACAGCCTCTAGATATTGAGTCCAAGTTTTCATATTATCTACCTAATCCTGATCCTACTTCTTTTTGTATCTGCTGAACCTGTTGTGATGTTAGCGGAAGCCTTATGCTGTGAGTTCCGCTATCTATCTGCAATGCTTGCCCAACTAATTGTAAGTTAGCCTGCCCTAGGTTAACTGTTCCATTAAATCCACCTGCCGTCATCGGACGAGCAGAGGTAGCATAATTTGGCATATTTTCGCAGTATTGGGTCCAGGTTTTCATATAAGTTATTTAGTAAACTAACTTAAAATATGCAATTTCCTGATGTAGAGTTTCGCACAATAGTGGTTGACCCGCCTTGGACACCAGAAATGTCAATTATTAATGGAAAAGCGCCCAAGGGCAGTCCACAATCTCATTATAACACATTAAGCTTAGACGAAATCTGTTCTATCAAGCCGCCGATTGCCAAACAGGCACACTTATACATATGGTGCCTTGCACAACACGTAGATTGGGCCTATACGGTCGCTGGCGCATGGAAGGCTAAACCAATCATACTTTGGACTTGGAAGAAGCCAGGGCTTGGCGTAGGACGTTTTAGATGTAATACAGAACATATACTTGTGTCTCGGGTAGG